AGAGAGACACCTGTCTAGGGAGACGAATTGTGAACGCTGAAATCCGCATTCTTGCGCTCGTCGACGCCATTCTGGACGGCAAACTCGCCGGCAGATGGATTCACGCCGCGGCCCGACGGTTCCGCGCCGACCTCGAGCGCTCCGACCTCGTCATGGACTGGGAGTCGGTCGACAAACTCGACGACTTCGTCGGCACGCTCACCCTCGTCGGCGATGACACCGGCAAGAAGTTTACGCTCGCTGACTGGCAACTGTGGGTGCTTGCCAATCTGTGGGGCTGGCGATGGATGGAAGATGGCCGGCGCCGCGTCAAACTCGGTGTCATGCAGGTCGCTCGAGGCAACGGAAAAACGACGCTCATGGCCGCGCTCGCATTGTGGGACATGATTCAGGCGCCGGGGCGGCGCGTCCACGTCATCGCAAACTCGGAGCATCAGGCCGAGATCTGTCTCGACACGGCGCGCACGATGGTCGGCAACCTCGAAGGATCAGACCTCGAGAAGTTGTACGACCGCATCATTCGCCGCGCCGACGATTGCGAGTTCACTGCATTACCCGCGCTCGAGCGCTCGTTGGACGGCCTCAACCCATCGTGCTGGATCGCGGACGAGGCCGCCGAGTTCAAGGGGCGCTTCCTCACGAAGCTTCTGACCACTGGCGCCAAGCGCCGCGAGTCGCTCGGCGTCATCATCAGCACGCCCGGCAGCACTCCCGACAACCTTTACGGCGAGATCATCGCGACCTGTGAACAGGTTCTGCGCGGCGAAGTTGAAGACGACAGCATGATGCCGATGCTCTTTGGGCTCGACCCAACCGACGCAGACGACGATCCAGAGATGCTCGCGAAGGCAAACCCCGGCATGGAGTACGGCCAGCCCGACCCGAAATCGCTGCGCCGAGCGTTCCAAACCATGCGCCAAAGCCCCATCGGACGCGCGGAATGGAACCGATACCACTGCTGTCGCATGACCGAAGGCGGCCACAACTGGCTCGACATGAAGAAATTTCCGCTCGGCAACGCCCCGAACTCGTCCGAATTGGAGGGCCGCGCCGCGTGGATCGGACTCGATCTGAGCAAGAGAGGCGACATGACGGCGCTCGTTGTGGCGATCCCGATGGAGGACGGACGCATCGCGCTCGAGGGTCATTACTGGTGGCCAGCGCAAGACGTCGCTCAGCGCGAACTGGACTACCGCCTACCGATCCGCACGTGGGCCGCAGCCGGCAAGATCACACTCACTCCCGGCGCCATAATCAACTACGAAGAGATCGCTGAGCGCATCGACCAACTGGCGCTCAAGTACAAGGTGCAGATGATCGCGTACGACCAGTACGGCGCGCGCGATCTGGTCGCCATGCTGACCGAGCACAACCTCCCAATCCAAGCCTACTCGATGGGCGTTGCCACCTTCGCGCCGGGGTGCCAACTGTGGCAACGGCTCTGGGTCGGCGAGCGTCTCTGCCTCGGCGAGGATCCGATCCTCCGCGCCGCGTGTCGCTCAGCCATCGCTCGCCGCGACCGCATCGGCAACATTACGATCGGCAAAGAGCGCGACTCGAGCACCATTGACGCGCTCGTGGCGGCCATCATCGCCGTCCATTCGTGGGGCGGGGACAGCCAAAGCGTGTACGAACAATCGTTAGTTTAGTGCAGGCTTAAACTGTTACTACCCGCAACGATGTGCACATGCTGCGGGGATTCCTTCAACGCATGTTCGTGGGGCCTTGGACTTCCACCATTCTCGCCGATGGTGCGTTCTCTACGCCGTCAGTCAACGCGACCAACGCGATCCGCTACACGCCCGTGTATCGCGCTGTCACTCTCATAAGCAACGACATCGCGCGCATCTCGCTTGAAGTCAGCGACACCGGCGCAGACTCACTGCTTGCATCGCCATCTCCGTACATGAGCGCGTTTGAGTTCCGCCGCTCGATGACGATGCAGGTGTTGCTTTACGGCAACGCGTTCGCCGCAATCAATCGCAGCGTCGGCGGAGAACTGCTCGAGCTGATTCTGTTGCAGCCCGACACGGTCAGCCTCGACCTCACCACTGGCGTCCCGCTCTACCGCACGCAGCACTACGGCATCCTCACCGCGTCGCAGATGTTCCACTTGCGCGCGCCGAGCACCAGTGGACTGTGGGGAGACAGCCCGATCAACATCTGCCGCAACTCGATTCAGTTGCTTGCCGCGCAGGAAGAGATGGCGCTTCGCACCTACATCAACGCAGGCAATCCGAAGATCGCGCTTGTTCATCCCGGCAAGATCTCGAACGAAGCGATGCAGCGCATCGAGGCGGACTACGTCAAGCGCCACGCGGGCAGCAACAACACTGGCCGACCGCTCGTGCTCGCCGAAGGCATTCGGCTTGAGCGCATCAGCAGCACCATCGACGACAGCGGACTGGCGACCGCTCGACAGTTCAGCATCGCGGACGTCTCGCGCATCTACGGCGTTCCGATGTCATATCTCTCCGAGAACGCCGGCCCGTCATACGGGACGCTCGAGTGGCTGTCGCGCATGTACGTCGACTCGTGCTTGACCCAGTGGCTGAACTGTTGGGCGAGTGAGATCACCGCGAAGTTGCAGAACCCATATGACTCCGTCATGTGGGATCTCGACGAGATGGTTCGCCCGGGCATCGCGGAAACCATGTCGGCGCTGCGCACCGCAGTCGAGGCTGGCTTCATGACCCGCAACGAAGCACGCGACGAACTCGACTTGATGCCACTGCCCGGCCTCGATGCGCCGATCGTCGCGATGAACATGGGCACCGGCGGCGGGCAAACCAACCTCGGCACCGACACGAGCGGAGAGGCAGGAACACCCAATGATTTCACGCCGTGACTTCACATCAGCTCCTTCTGTTGAAGGTCGAACCCTCACGGGCATCGCCGCCGTCTACGGTCAACCATCGCGACTCATTCGCGAGCAAGGTCGATCGTTCACGGAACGCATTGCACCCGGAGCATTCGGTGCCATCGCTGATGTGAAGCTTTATTACAACCACGATGCGTCGATGCCGCTTGCGCGCACGCAGTCGGGCACGCTCAAACTTGACTCGCGCGCCGACGGTCTGCACTACACCGCAACGCTTCCCGAGACAACGCTCGGCAACGATGTGCGCGAACTGCTGACACGCGGCGACCTCACGGGCGCGATGTCGTTCGGCTTCTTCGTGACCAAAGACACATGGAGCCCAGACCGCACGGAGCGCACGGTGAACGCCGCGACGCTCGTCGAGGTGTCTCTTGTGCAAGACGCCGCATACCCACAGACCAATTCGAGCCTGCGCCATGTTGACGCAGCACTAGACGCAGCCGTCATCGCACGGCTCGAACTTCACATTCAAAGGATGAACAATGTCTGACATCGACGAACTGAACAACATCAGCCACGAGTACCGCAAGAGTCTGCTGAAGTACCAGCAGCGCACTGGCCTCGCACCGCAGACCGTCGACAGCGTCGGTAGCGGCGAGGAGAAGCAGAAGTTCGACCGCATGGATGCGGACATGACCGCAATCGAACTGCGCGCTCAGGACGCAGCCGACCGCAAGAAGCTCGCCGAGCGCATCGCGAAGATTGAAGCGCAGCCACTGCTAACGAGTCGCGCATCGGGCGGATCAATCGCTCGCGCAAACTCTCGCGACTCTGCCGAGTATGCAGACCTCTGGCTGCGCGGCGTTGCCAACGGCGACTTTGCCGCGCTGCGCGCAGCGACTGACATCGCGCTCACCACTTCGGGCGCAGGTGTTCCAACCGACATGGAGCGCCGCATCATCAACAAGATGCAGCAAATGGGCGTTGTCCGCAGCCTCGCAAAGGTGAACAGCATCGACAGCAAGCGCACCATCACCGTTGAGGGCTCGCTTCCCACTACCTCTCTCATCGGCGAAGCGTCTTCCGTCACGCAAGACGAAGTCACTTTCGGCACTGCAATCAGCGTTGTCCCGTACAAGTACGCGACGCGCTTGACCATCTCGCAGGAGTTCATCGAGGACGCCATCGGCAACGGCGGCATCGGCAGCGGACTTGCGTACTGCGCGGACAAGTGCGCGATGTCGATCGCACTCAAGCAAGAGGAAGCGTTCACGACCGGCACTGGATCCTCGCAGCCTGAG